TAAATTTCTTGAGAGTTCGTTTATTTTTGCGGTTCTTCAGTCTCTTTTGAATTGGTGGGTAATTCCGATGGCTCACTCTCGTTCCCCTGTTCAATTCCGCTATCCAATCCGATATCGATCGTATCATCTATCACCTCATCATCTATAAATGCGTTCAATGTATTTTCCATTTTCTTCTTGGCAGCCTTTTCTTTTTTCCTGCCAATGAAATCATCAAACGTGCTATTGTTTTGCATAAATTCAAGGTAAGCATTATGGAATTCGCCAGTCTCATCATGTTCTTGAAGTTCAAACATTTCAAAGGGCATGTTCTGAATCAACTTACCTTTAATATAAGATTGTTTCTTTTCTTTGGCTATGCGTCTTAAAAATGCGTAGTAAATAATTTGTGTAAAGTAAGCAAAAGGATTACTTGATTTAGAAGGATCAAAGTTATCAATATACTGAATACAGTTTTCAATCCCATCAAGAATCATATCATCACGATACGAGTAGTTAATAAAATTCGGCTTATATGATAAGTGAGTTGCGATCTTTAAGATGCACTCGCCGATATAGTTACTAATGACTGGCTTTGGTAAACCATTCTCTTCAGCATGTTTAACTTTTTCTTTCATCTCAACGATTGCTGCGAGAAAGTCTTTATTGTTTACGTAATGAGCCATAGCATTTATTGCTTCCTTAAATTTATCAACATATCCATAGTATACCCTATAAAAAGAAAAAAGGCAAACTTCATTTAACTTGCATCTTGCAGTTATTTAAATTTGCCTTTCTACTCGAACATGGGTATAATAAACCATGTCGGGTTTGATATAAGTGATTAGTGCTTAGTATCGTTTCCTTCAATGAACCAACCTTCTGGTTCTTCCTCTTGCTCCGCCACGGAGATCCCAGTAATATTCTCAAGCATTTGTATTCTACGAATCGCTTCTTCTCTTGAGATATCTCCTCCATCTCCCCAGTCCAAATCCTCAGCACGTTTCTGTGTTTGCAAAGCAGGACTATTTTCGTGTTCTTTTACAATTCGAAGATAGTGGGGAATCATTGTAGCCAACAATGGTTTAATAAAGATTACGTTTCGTTTCTCAATATCAAAAACATTGTCGCTTGTAAATTGGCAATAAGGATGAGCAGTAACGTGCTCTCTACCTTCACTTAGAACAGGTATAGTTCTGATAATCATAGGATCTAGTATTTGAATATGGGTTGCATCTTCTTGTTCAAGAATCCCCATGAGTTGTTCACCAGTGCTTAGTTTCAACACTATATACGATTCATTATTAATTAACATAAATCAACCTCGACCAGTTTGATTTTAAACTCTTCTTCAGCGTAAGTTTTATAACGCTCTGCTGCATGATTAAGCGTATGATTCTTCCAAGACTTCCAATGCAAATCATCGGCAAGGTCAAATAAGTTGCAAGTTGTTTTACCGTCTTTTAATCTTAGACCACGACCAATACTTTGCAGGTTACGAATCTTGGATTTACTTGGTGATGCAAAAATGACATTCTCGAGAGACGGTATATTGATTCCAGTGGAGAATGTGCCAAAACTAGCAATAATAATAGCGTCGCTCTCACCTTCTGTAATGTGACGAATTGCTTCCCTATCACTTGTCTCAGTGCCACCGTAAACAAAAAATATTTTCCTCTTATCGTGTACTTTATTTTTAATAAGGTCGTAAAGAACTTTACCGTGCTTTTCAACGTATTGAAAAAGAACTAGCGTATTACCTTTAGAATTTACTGCCAAGTTTCGGATAAACTTATTTCTTGGTTCACAAGATACAAGCCAGTCCATTTCTTCTTGGTACGTTTTGTTTTTGCGTTCTTTACGAATCTCTTCGTTATATTTTAGTAGTACACACATGATATTTAGTTCAGCAAGTTTCCCACTATCCATTAGTTTCTTAGTAGTGGTAACTCTGTGAACTGGACCAAACACACCCTCAAGAACTAATTTATGAATTTTCTTGTTATCAAGTGTTCCTGTTGTACCAATACGGTACTTAATTGAATCCATCTTTTCCATAACACCAGTGAGGGATTTGGCTTTAAATTGATGGGCTTCATCACCAAAAATAACATTGAATTGTTTGAACCAAGATTTTGGTTGTAGATAAACCGACTGCCAAGTTGTAATTAGAACATCTTTGGTAATATCTTTAGTAAACCCAGAGTAGAGTTTTTGACAATGTTCTTTTACTGGCCAATTATTTGCGCTAGAATAATCCTCAAAGTCAGTGTACAGTTGTTCAACTAATGATGTTGTTGGAACAATAATAATACACTTGCGATTATTTTCTAAATGCCACCTAAGAATTGAATAGATGATTAACGATTTGCCTGACGCTGTTGGTGATAAGAGTAATACTCGTTCATCATTGATTGCTTTATGGATTGCATCACATTGGTAGTCACGTACTGTGATGGCTTCATTTTTTGATTGTGGATTGAGTGTTTCGACCCATCGTTCAACGTCACTGTAAACGATACTATTTTGTACGAAGTCGGTTGGGTTAACATATTGTATTTCATAGTGATTCCTTTCGGCAAATTCTTTAACATAATTAAGTAAACCAATATAAAGTGTTTTACGTATTACATCATATAAGCGTACTTTTCCATCCCACAACCTAGCACGAAATTGTGGCGTAAATCTAGCACCTGGATATTCATACGTGAAGAAGTCGCCCAACTCTTGCTCAATGCTTGGGTCAGAAAATATGCGAACATAGACTTCATCTAACTTTTCAATTTTAATCATTACATTCCAGCTAGGAATTTCTTCCATTCAACAGCAGTTTTAATTTGCCAGTCTCTTGCTTTAATTTGACCAAGAACTGACTCAAGGAAATATATCATTGTTTCAAGATAATCAATCTTAACACGCATTACGTTTAGTTCAGTATCACCTTGTAGGAATTCATCCATCTCATTCTTAAGTGGCTTGACACCTTGCCATTGTGGCCAATCAAGCGCAGCTAATTCATCACGTGATAGTTCACCACGATACAAACGGAATTTATTTTTACGGAGGATGTTATAATCAGAACCCAACTTAGTGTGTTTGAGTTTGATATTGACAAGTAGTTTTAAATACTTAGCGTGAAGTTTGGGGGTAGCTGTAGTGGTTTCACCAAGATAGTTATCATCTATTTGGCAATCAATGTCCCACTGTTCCTGCAATTGTTCTATATTCATAATAACCTCAAAATAACATTATACTATAAACCTGCAAAAAAGTCAAATTAATTATGCAAATCTATAGAGTCCGAATTTAAATGTTGCACTACCGATAAGATAGTTAACACCATCATTAGTTGAAGCAAATGTAAGAGTTTCTAAAGAAGTAGGAAACACATCATAAAATGTAACACTTCTAACAGGGTTATTGTTAGAATCTAATATTTGCAATGTAGCATCAGAATAGTTCTTTGCAAGTTCACCATATGCAGTTTGATCATTGGCAAGCAAAGTTGTGTATTGATCATACGACTCAGGGAAACCTAAAGCAACAATCCAATTATAGATGATGTTATAGTTTAACATATTCTCATCAATCAAGAACTGAATCGTTAGTGGATCATACGAAAGCGTATCTCCAGGTAATGGTTGAGTTGAGAATGGCGTGGAGAAAGTAGGATCACCTAACATAATGCCAGGAATAACTGCTTGCTGACAAAAGAATGTGACACCTGGAACTTTAGATATACTAAAGTTGAAGCCATTCGGCGATAAAGGGTTTAACCCAGCTGGAATAGATATAGTCATATTATTATTTAGGAAGAAAAAAAGGGGAACCGAAGTCCCCCTTTTAAATACCGCTTCTATGTCGGCTTAGTAGCCAACCTAATATTACATTAGGTTAGTAACCTTAACACGACGGTAGTAGTAGTTCTCGTTAGCAGTCAAGCCACCAGTACCATCCAATGAAACGAATGGGTTAGCAACCATGCCATAACGAGTCTTGAAACCAATCTTTGGTTGGAAGCTGTTAGGATCAACAGCACGAACCATTTGTAGAGGTACGTATGGGCAGTAGAACAAACCAGCATCAAACGCTGATTGACCTTTGTAGCCAACAACGAAGAACTGTTGTGCTTGTACGTTAGCAGTATATGGGTCAACATATACTTTGTACTTGCCATTTAGAACACCAGCGAAAGTAGTAGAAGTATCATCTACGTTCAAGTTATTCTTACCAGTTAGACCAGAAGAATAGTCAAGAACACCAGCCATTGCTAGAGCAGAAGCAACGTCAGCTGAAGTGATGATAAAGTTACCACGACCACGACGAGTTTGTTGACCGATAGCATTGGCTTCACGTTCGATTTGGAACATTAGACCTTTGAATTTTTCAACAGACCAACGACCATTAGAGTCAACGTCAAGGTCAAAAGTACCAGCAGTAGCAGTACCAACTTGGGCACCTGGCTTTGCAGTAGTATAAACAGTACGAACAACTTCACGGTTGATTTCAGCAAGGATCTCAGTAGACAAGATGTTGCTTAGTTCGCCTTCAGCGTCAAGACCATGAACAGCCTTCAAGTCTTGTGCTAGTTCAACTGAGTATTCAGCTTTCAAAGCACGAGTCTTAGCAGTTACAGAAGTCTTTTCGATTGAGAAAGCCATTTGACCGAAAGAACCATCACCAGAACCACCTTGACCTAGACGCTCAGCTGCAGAAGTAGCCAAGCCAGTACCAGTAGTGTAGCTAGTATGTGGGTCAGTGTTAGCAGCAGCAGAGTGAGTGCCAGTACCAGAGAAGTCAGTGTCAGCTTCGTTGAACAACGCTTCAGTACCACCTTGAGTGCTGTAACGTGATTTCATTGCGAAGATCAAGCCAGTTGGCTGAGTCATTGGTTGTACGCCAGCGATATCATAAGCGATAAGTTGTGGCATTGCACGACGTACCAATGAGATCAATACTGGGTCAAACTTAGCGATACCGCCAGTGTCACCGTATGAACCAACAGAGTTAGTTGGAGCAGTTTCGAATAGGGCTTCTTGTTGCTTGCCCATTTCGCGTTCTTGGTTTTCTAGAAGAACAGCAGTTACTTCACGCTTGTAAGCGGATTCGATTGGAGCAGAGCCTTCGTGATTTAACACTGGTGCCCATTTTTCCATTAATTGTTTGCGATCCATTTTGGATTTCCTTTTTTTAAAATTTATTTATTGTTGAGAGCTGATATGTAAGCAGACATTTTTGGGTCTACTTTCTTTGAGCCAGCTTCAGTAATTACTTCAACTGGAGTATCAGTTACAACAGATGTTACACCTGATGTAGTTTTAGTAGTGAAATAAGATTCACGTAAAGTCTTGACTTTAGTTTCATAAGTTTCAGCATCATCAAAATTAACTTCAGCAACTAGACCAGCAAACTTTTCAGCTTCTGTGTCAGTCAAGCCTTCGCTAACTGTCTTAACGATTTCATTACGCTTTGCTTCGTTAACTGATTTAGTCAACTCAACATTGGCAGCAACTTGCTCGTCAATCTTAGATTTAAGATCACTGATTGTTTCTTCCATCTCACCAAGTAGGTCATACTTTTCTTCTGGAACATCAATATAGTGTTCTTCGAATAGTCCTTTCAGACCATCAACGAAACTTTCTAATATATCAGACTTAATACCACGCTCAAGGGCGATTTCATTCTGTGTCATCCACTGCTCAGCAATATAGCCGAGGTATCCATCAACTTGTTCAACAATACCCTCAATTTCTTCAGCAACAGTAGTAGCTACTTTTGCTTCGAACTCTTCTTCTAAACGAGTAACTTCAGCAGTTACACGGGACATAACAGCAGCTTCGAAAATCGTAGCAGCTTTAGTCTTGAATTCTTCAGACAGATCATCAGCGCCAAACATAGCGTCTAGATCTTCTTTCATACCTTTGATAGCATCACCTTTGCGGACAACAGCTTGGTCGCCAGCTTCTGCGCTGCTGTTAGCTGGGTTAGACTTCTTAGAAGTACCACCTTCAGCTTCTTTTTCATTGTCCACGTTGTTACGTGCATTATCAGGATTAGGTGTTTCACCACCATTTGGAACTGGGTTACCAGTGCGAATTACGGCTTGATCACCAGCCTGTGCACCATCTTTACCAGAATCCTTACCACCTTCTGCACCTGCAAACTTGGCTTCGTCTAATTGTTTCTTTTTAGACTCAGCTAAAATTTCAGCGATTTTTTGTTCGATTGACATCTATGTTCTCCTAACTGGATAGTTCTATGATTTATTTATATTTTATCTGATTTTACTCAGAAAGTGTTGGAAAGCTCGAATCTTCGCTTCCTCTAGATTTCTAGAAGAAGTTTTCTTAATGAAAGATTTTACCTCTTCAATATTTTGCTCCACAAACTTTCCATCAACAAATGTCCATTCCTTACCTTCCATAATGCCACGTACGTACGCATCAGGGGCTGAAGGATCAGCGACGATATCAGCTGCAGTAGACAGCATGAAGTCATCTTGAACAATTTGAACACCTTCGTTATTAGTCTTAAGTGAACCCATTGCTCTTGAAGACACACCAAGGTTTGCGCCACCTTCTAAAAGACCTTTAGCGATTTGACCCATTGGAGTATCTAAAATCTTAGCACGACCAATATAGTTCGTACCTTCTTTGCGTAGAGAAGTAATCATATGTGATACGCGATCAAGGTTAATACCTGGACCTTCTGGGTGACCCAGTTCACCGTATGCACGATTCATTTCAACTGCTTCTTTTAAATAACGACCGACTTCACGATCCATTGTACTTTCTTTGTACATACGACCATTGCGGTTAGTAATTTCTGATTGAAGGAAAACACCTTCAATAAAGTATTGTTTTGGTTTGCCTAGTTTTTCTTCAACGATTACGTTGGTAGTGTCGTAGACTTCTCTAATTAGTTTCATAGTTAGACCTTATCTGGAGAACCACTGATAGTGGTAGAAGCACCAACACGAGACTCATCATCGTAAGCACCGTAAGTAGCAGTTTCAACTTTAGTATTCCAACCAGCAATTTTACGTAGAACTAGATAACCAGTTGACGCAGCACCTGTTGTAGTGATAACAATATTAGAAGTGTTCTGGATATTATCGCTAATTCTATCTTGTGTTAGATCTATCATTGGAGCATTTTCTGGCGCAGCTGCAAGAACTGAAACGCCATTTCTTACAATTTGAACACCAGAAGTTAGCAAACCTGTTGCAATAAACTTAACAATGTTTACTGTTGGAGTATCAGAATTTCTTGCTTGAGTAGTGGCAGCTAATGTAGAGATATCAATAGTTGCGGCAGTGTCAGTTGAACTACCTTCATACTTAATGATAGTCTCTAGGTTTGTATTTCTAATTATTGTGGTTCTAGTGGCAGCCATTTTATTCCTCTATTTGTTCAAGCACATGAAAGAAGTTCTCTTTTGACTCTCTCATATACTCGATAATCTCTGTTTGATTACCTAATAACTTATTTAGGATATCTTGCGTATCTTCGTTTATTGCAACGGTAGAACTATCAGCAAGCACGTAGTGAAGTTTACCTTCAACAACTCTATCAAGTTTATTCAATGAACGAATTTTTTGTACGACTGGATCAAGACTAAAAATATTAGAAGAAGCAAGTTCTACGTATGACTCTATTAATGTATCAGTAACTTTAATATCGTGGTGTTCTTTAATAATACTGGCAACTGTATTTTCCGAAATTTCTTGGTACGTATCTTTTGCTATCTTATCAGCCAGTTGATGTGTATCGTAATCTTCTTTAATATATTTTCTTGCTTCTTCAATCGTTTTAAATTCAGTATTTAAACCATTGATTAAAATCTTACCTTCTTCAGTCAATTCGATTAACTGAAGATAGGATCTAACACTTTCAGCAATGTTAGATTTTTTTAAAGAGTTTTTTAATTCGTAATATTGCATATTAGCAAGATTCGGTTTTCTTTTTCTTCTTCATGCCAGTAACTTTATCTGTCTCATATTCTTCTTCGACAACAGCTTCTGGTTCTTCTTGTTTAAACATAGTTTGCGCAATATCAGAACGCATATCTTCTAAACGAGTAGAAATCTTTTCTGCCATTGCCGCATTAAACGCTGTTTCAATACCTGTAGCGTCTTTATTAATAATCGCTGTAACTAAATCTAGTGTGCTCATAATATCTCCTTATTGACCATTTGGTTTTGGCGCATCAGCAACAGGTGCTTCAGTAGCCTGAGGTGCATTTGCTTGCAGGAAGTTCTGTTGGGCAGCTTGTGTAACACCAGCTAGAACACCTGTGCGCTCGGCATCATTTTGGTGTTCTTCTTCATCAGATTCCATTTGCTTATTCATCTCATTAATTTCATCTTCAGTAAGTTGAAGAACATTTTTGCGAACCCAATCCATAGAATAAAATCTACCTAGATATGGTTCAATCATTTGCAGGGTATTAACACGACCCAACAAAATCTCATTATCCTTTAACTCAGCATAATGATTATCTTCAACATAATTATAACGAATGTCTTGCTTAATTAAGTCCCACTCTTCTGGGCGAATAATATTTTTAGCTACTAACTGAACATATAATGCGTCAGTAAATATGGTAGAAAACTTAGTGCGAAGTCTTACAATAAACTTATTAAACTTAACTTCATCACGACTAATTTCTTGAGCACGACCAATACTAAAACCACCATCTTG